GAAGAACAAAAAAGGCGTTTTATAATTAAAGACAATTCCGGGTTCGGTGAATGGGATTGGGATATTTTAGCGAACGAATGGGATATCCAACAACTTGTTGAATGGGGTGTTGATCTTCCGGTTTTTGATTTACCAATTGAAGATGAAGAAAAAGGCGAAACGGACAACGACAAAGAGATTTGTGAAATGTGCGGTAAATAAAAACTAACCAAAATAAAACCTCCTAAATATAGGGGGTTTTTTTATGTTTCATAATTTGATTACTTTTGTATTATGACAACAAAAACCGACATATTAAAAAAGAATCTTTTAGCGGCATTGGAAAAATCGTTGGGAATAGTAACAACGGCTTGTAAAATAGTCGATTGTAATAGGTCTACTTTTTATAAATATTATAACAATGACCAAGATTTTAAAAATGCAGTTGATGAATTGGAAAATTTGACTTTGGATTTTGTAGAATCTAAATTGCATAAGCAAATCAAAGACGACAATACAACGGCGACAATCTTTTATTTAAAGACCAAAGGGAAAAAACGCGGTTATGTAGAACGCCGAGAAGTTGAAATGACTGCCGAAGTAAGTACGAGTAAATTATCACCGGAAGCAAAAAAGAAAATTGACGATATTTTAAACAATGAATATTAACGGATTTATTAAACAAAAATGTGAAGATTCGCTTTTGTTTTTTACTCGTTATATTTTTAAAGAAAATACCGGAAAAAAATTTGAAGCAGCAAAATTTCATCACACTTTAGCAAACACATTAGAACAAGTTTATAATGGCGAAATAAAACGTTTGATTATAAACATACCTCCGCGTTATGGAAAGACTGAAATCGCCGTAAAAATGTACATCGCTTGGGTGTTATCAAAAAAACCGGCCGCAAAGTTTATTCATTTATCCTATTCAGATTCATTGGCGCTAGATAATAGTTCAATGACAAAGGAGTATATTAACTCGGATGCGTTCCAATGTATTTGGGATATAAACCTTAAAAAAGATTCACAAAGTCAAAAGAAATGGTACACAACCGAAGGAGGCGGAGTTTATGCTACATCTTCCGGGGGGGCAATTACTGGATTCGGTGCCGGTAGTGGTGGCGCTATTATTATAGATGATCCATTAAAGCCAGATGACGCATTATCCGACGTTAGACGTTCGTTTATTAATAATCGATACAATACAACCATTCGGTCAAGGGTAAACGATAGAGACGTACCTATAATCGTTATAATGCAAAGGCTACACGAAGAAGATTTATCCGGTTACTTATTAGATGGCGGAAGTGGTGAGCAATGGCATCATTTAAAATTGTCTGCATTAGATGAAGAAAACAACGCGCTTTGGCCCGAGAAACATTCTTTTGATGAACTAGAGGCAATACGCCAAGCAGATAGATACACTTTTAGTGGTCAATATTTACAAATCCCATCACCGCCCGAAGGTGGCGAATGGCGAAAAGATTGGTTTCAAATTATTAACAAAGCTGAAATACCAAACGATATTGTTTACGAAATGTATATTGATGGCGCCTATACTAAAGATACTCGTAATGATCCAACCGGAATACAAATCAGCGGTAAAAGTGGCGACAATCTTTATGTATTTAAAAGCATAGACAAGTACTTGGAAATGCCAGAACTAAAAAACTTTATTACTTCATTTGTAAAATCTTGCGGTGTTAATGTTTCTCAAATATTAGTTGAGCCAAAAGCATCGGGAAAATCCCTTGTACAATTATTAAGGCGAGAAACAAATTTCAATGTATCGGAAATTAAAACAAACTTTGTTCGGTATTCTAAAATCGAACGCGCTAGAGCATCGTCCCCATTCATTGAAGGCGGTCGAGTTTACTTAGTCAAAGACAATTGGAACGAGGCTTTTTTACAACAAGTAAGCACGTTTCCAAACGCTAAACACGATGAACATATTGACGTTACATCATACGCAATAGAACGGAACTTGATTAACAACTTTTTTATCGTTTAAAAACAAATTTTAATTTCGTATTTTTACGAAAATTTTATATCTTAATAAAATATGGCATCTTTTCTCGATAGATTCAAATCACTAATAAATAAAAACGCGCAACAAACTGCAATCGAATACAACAAAGCAATTTATAATTGGCTTGGTGATTCTATTGTTTGGAACTCTGAAAATGATAATTCATATATTACAGAAGGATATAGAAAAAATGCGACTATTTATTCTTTGATTAATTTAATCACAAAAGCCGCAACAACTATTCCGTTTCAAGTTTATGAAAAGACAAACGAAAATGATTATAAAAGATATAAGGCTTTAACTTCCGGAATGATGGATGCGTCGTCGATACAAAAGGCGTCTATTTTACAAAAACGCGCTTTAGTTGAGTTACACGATACAGATTTACATAAATTATTAGAGCGACCAAATCCGGCACAATCTTACAACGCTTGGATTACAGAATTAATTGCTTTTGGTAAATTAACCGGTAACAGATATATTTACGGAATTGGCCCAGATAACGGCCCAAATCAAGGCAAATTTACCGAGTTGTATGTTATGCCGTCGCAAGTTATGGAAATCGTCTCTGGGGGTATTATGGAGCCAGTATCACAATATAAATTAGAATACAACGGAACAAAATACATTGACGCCTCGGATATTTGCCATATAAAAGACTTTAATCCTTACTATGACGGAACTGGTACGCATTTATACGGACAATCGCCATTGAGAGCGGGTTTAAGGTCATTAACTACAAACAATGAAGCCGTACAAACCGGTGTAAAATATTTACAAAACCAAACCGCAAGAGGGGTTTTAATGTCTGACGAAGGCGATTTAAACCAAGTACAAGCGCAACAATTAAAAGATACTTTCAGAAGGCAACACCAAGGCTCTGAAAATGCTGGTGATGTTATTATAACGCCAAAGAAATTGTCTTGGCTTAATTTTGGATTGAACGCGGTGGATGTTTCTTTGATAGAGCAATTTAACGCAAGTCAAAAAGATTTATGTAATATCTACAATGTGCCGGTTCAATTGTTAAACAATACCGATTCATCTTCTTACAACAATATGAAGGAGGCTAAAAAGGCATTGTATCAAAACGCGGTTATTCCAGAATTGTTAAAAATACAAGATGAATTGAATAGATGGTTAGCGCCTAAATATGGAGAAAATATCTGTATTGAATTTGATTTTTCTGCTATTCCGGAACTTCAAGAAGAAACCGACAAAGTTGTTGATCAACTTTCAAAGGCTTGGTGGATTACTCCAAACGAAAAACGTACTGCAATGAATTACGGAGTTGATGAAAATGATACAAAGCTAGACGATTATTTTATACCGGCGAATCTTATTCCGATTAATACCGATGAAATGGAAATGCCAATTGAATCAATTGATATTGATGTCAATAAATTTTTAAGCAAACAAGAAACGCCTAAAAAAGAAATCAAAGGAATTAAGGTTGCAACGTATGGCGATAAAAAGGAATAAATGGCAAAGCGCATTTGAAAAAGAATTAACCAAAGCGGATAAAAGGCAAATATCTAAAGTAAAGCGCTACTATAAAAGCGAATACAATAAAGGTATTGAATCTTTTCTTGCAGAAGGTCAAACAAACTTTCAATTATTATTTAACACTTCCGATTTACTTAAAATATATCGCGATTTGTATTCCGATATCGGTTTACAATTTGCAAAATGGTACGCTAGAAACTTTGATAAATACATTGAAAAGGGCATAAATCCAAATCAATACGTTGATCAATGGCAGAATTCTTTTGCGTCTTATGGTTCGGCGGTGGGTGCGCAAAGAGTTACTTTAGTGAGTGGAACTGCAAAGAAAACTTTGATAAAAGTAACACAACAATTATTGACGGATATTGATTTTCAAAAACTTGGCATTATTGAAAAAGGCCGTATTTTAAAAAGTCAATTTAATAGATATTCAACGTATCAAGCGGAACGATTAGTAAGAACGGAAGCAACAAACGCAGCTAATTTTGCAACAACAGAATCAGCAAAAACAATATTTCCGGCAGAACAATTAATGAAAGAGTGGATTGCTAGTTTCGACGATAGAACGAGAACAACACACGCCGAAGTAGATGGAAACGAAGTAAGTGCAAACGATACCTTTATGGTAGGAGGTGCGCAAATGATGTTTCCGGGTGATCCAAGCGCTCCGGCTAGTGAGGTTATTAATTGCCGATGTTCCGTTGCATATTTTCCAAAAGAAAACGCACAAGCGACCGGAGAAATATCCGACATTGGTTTAGGTGTTTCATTTGGTGCAAATCAAAAAATTTAAAAAATCGTATATTTACAAAAATTTTTCTATATGAATACAATTCTTTACAAAGCGGCTCCAGTTGGTGAGTTAATAGATGCAGACGAAAAAGCCGGAATCATAAAAGGTTACGGAAGTATTTTTGGCAACAAAGATTCCGATTCTGACATCATTATGAAAGGCGCATACAAAAAAACCATTGCCGAGAATGGTTCAAGGGTAAAATATTTGTATCAACACGATATGAATCAGCCAATCGGTAAAATGACCGAATTGTATGAAGATGACAAAGGACTTGTTTTTGTTGCTGAAATTGCTAAAACGCAACTAGGTAAAGATGTTGTAGAGCTTATGAAGTCCGGAGTAATAACCGAAAATAGTGTCGGTATATTACCAATACAAAAGCAAAACAAAGCCGATTATAGAGAAATAAACGAAGTAAAACTATATGAGATTAGCGCCGTTACTTTGGCAGCTAACGACCAAGCTTTGATATTAGACGTTAAAGGAAATGTAGATTTAGAAAAACTATCAAAGAGGTATGATAACCTCTCAAAATTGCTAAGAAAGGGCCAAATTTCTGACGAGATGGGGTACGCTTTAGAAGCTGAAGTATTAAAATTGAAATCGTTATTTATAGAGTTCACGAAGCCGACAAATGTAGTCACTTCGCCGAATGTTGAGGTAAAATCCAATGATTCCGAAGTATTAAAGTATTTGTATAATTCGTTAAACCAAAAAAATGAACGAAGAATTAAAAGGTCAGATTGACAATATTACAAAGTCAATTGACGCAAAGATTGAAAAATCAAATGTTGAGGTAGTAAACTCAATCGAAGTAAAAGCAAGCGAGATTGTAAAATCCGAAGTTGCTGTAATCACAACTAAATTTAACGAGCGTTTTGATGCTTTTGAAGTTGCTAATAAAAAGCAATTCAATAGCCAAAAACAAGTATCGTTTAAAAGCGCTTTAAAAGACGCTTTAGAAAATGGCGCAATTGATGGACTTAAAAAAGGACATTCACAAAGCGCAAGATTTGAAATAAAAGCCGATATGACTGTAGGCGCTGATTTTACCGGAGAGGTAATACCAGCTGATAGAGTGTCAGGATATAAATTTGATCCAACAAGACCGGTACATATTAGACAATTATTATCTATCGGATCAACTCAAAGCGATGTTGTTCGATATGTAAAAGAGTCAGGATATACCAACGCTGCTGCAATTACTGCCGAGGGTGCTACATTTGCACAATCTGACTTTGATATGACAGCAGTAAACGCAAACGTTAAGAAAATCGGGACGTACTTCCGTATTTCTGAGGAAATGCTTGCAGATACTCCTCAATTAACATCTTATTTATCGGCTAGAGCGCCTGAGAAATTGCTAGAGGTTGAAGATGCGAACATTTTAACTGGAAATGATTTAGGAGGTATCATAAACTCTGCTCCGGCTTTTGCTGCTGGCGATTATGCTGATACTGTAGAGGCTGCTAATCAATTTGATGTAATAGTAGCGTCATTAAATCAATTAGCTTTGTTAAACTACAACGCTGATACTATTTTATTAAATCCCACTGATTTTCATAAAATACTATTGTTAAAAGATACCACTAACAACTATCTTAAAGACCAAGTTTACGGAGGTTTAACGCCGGTATTTATGGGCGTAAGAGTTGTATTAAACAGCGCTATAGCTGCTGGAGATTTCTTAATAGGAAACTTCTCAGTAGGTACTCAATTATGGGTACGTCAAGGCGTAAATGTTGAGTTCTTTAGAGAAGACGGAACTAACGTAAGAGATGGATTTGTAACTGTAAGAGTATCTGAAAGGATCGCACTTACAAACTACCTACCTAATGCGTTTGTAAAAGGAACTTTTGCTACTGCTCAAGCAGCTTTAGAGACTCCTTAATAAATAAAATAATTTATTTTAAAA